GCCGTCGACGGGAATTTGCTGAAGGGGCTCCCGACAGATCTGCGCGGCACCGGCGGAGCGCCTGGCGGCAAGATCACCTCGAGCGGCGGCTCATTCTTCCGCGCAAGCGGCGGCTCGGGTGCAAACGGCGGCGCAGGACTGATCACCGTCTCCCGCGGCTTCTCGGTTGGCGCCTCGGCTTCGATCAACCTCTCCGGCAACAGCTCGATCGTCACGACGGTCCGCAAGTTCGGCGATAACAGCTACTTTCCCGGCACCGGCGGGGCAGGGGGGCCAGGAGCATTCCTGTTGCTGCTCGACGGATCAAACGTCTCGCCGCCGGACCTGACAAACCGATTCGTAGCCACTACCGGCGAGGTGCCTACACCTCCGGCTGAAACCTTTCTCGACAATACGAAAGAATTTCATCGCTACAGCGATAACGAAGACCCATGGGCGGGCTATTCCGATCCGGCTGTTATCTCCAGTCGATCACTTGCGGGCTCGGCTCTGCGAATGCAGTACGTTCCGGCACCGGAGACCGCAACCGCCGACCAGGACAGCAAGCCTCCCGCGATCAGCTCGCTCACCGCAAGCGCCCAGGATGGCTTCGCGCTTATCGCCTGGACGCTCCCGAACGATCCCGCGTCCTACGACTCGATCGAGCTTTTCGCCTCGACCGTAAACGATCGCGGCACCTCGACGAAGATCTTCGACGGCCGCGCGTCCGACTTTCAGCACGTCACGAACGACACCTCCGCGCGCTACTACTGGATCAGGACTCGCCGCGCGCGCGTCCGCTCGGACTGGTATCCCGCAACGACGACGAGCTCGGTGTCCGTCGCTGCTAAACCGCCGACCCTGATCGGTTACCTCACGAACGAAGCGGTCACCGTACCGGCAGACTCCGCCGGGACTGTCAGCTCATTCGCGACCGCAGTCGGCGACTTCAAGGTCTTCGTCGGCACGACCGACGTCACGAGCTCCTGCGCGTTCTCGATCCTGGGGCAGACAAACGTCACCGCCTCGATCAACGCCTCGAGCGGCGCTTACTCGGTTACCGCAATGTCCGCCGACACCGGCTCGGTCGCCTTTCGCGCGACTTACGCCGGGAGCTACTCGATCGACAAGGTGTTCTCTGTCACGAAGGCGCGCCAGGGCAACGCGGGCTCGAACGGGACTAACGGCACGAACGGCACGAACGGCACGAACGGGAACAACGGTGTCGACGCGGTAAACATTCAGCTCTCGAAGAGCTCGTTCCAGGTGAACGCTTTCGCCGACGGCACGGTGCCCGACTTCTCGGGCGCTGACGGTACGCTGAAGGTCTACCAGGGGGCGACCGATGTCACCGCCTCCGCAACGCTTTCTGCGAGCGCGGGCGCGGGCGTCACCGGCACGATCAACACGGCGACGAACTCGCCGGTCAACGGTCAGCCGCAGGGCTACTACCGCATCACCGCGCTCTCGGTCGACGTCGGCACTCTCACGCTGTCGGCGGTCTACAACGGTGTCACCTACACTGCGACCTTCTCCGTCTCGAAAAATAAGATCGGCTACGAGATCGTCAGCTCGCTCCCCTCGACGAACCTATTCGCCGGGCGGATGGTATTCCTGACGACGGACTCGAAGCTCTACCGCTACACCGGCTCCGCTTGGACGACGGCGGTCCCTGCGGTCGACATCTCCGGGCAGCTCGCCGACGCGCAAGTCGCCGCGCTAGCCGCATCGAAGGTCACCGGACAACTCACCGACGCGCAGCTTGCCGCCATCGCTGCCGGGAAGGTCACCGGGCAGATCGTCGGGACCCAGATCACCGACGGCGCGATCAGTACGGCGAAGATCGCCGCGGGAGCCATTACGGCGAGCCAAATCGCCGCCGACACAATCACCGCAGCCAACATCGCAGCGGGCGCTGTCACGGCGGCCGAGCTCGCAGCGGGATCTGTCACAACCGCCAAGCTAGACGCGGGCGCTGTCACCGCCGACAAAATCACCGCCTCGACGATCACGGGCGACAAAATCGCCGCGAACGCGATCACCGCGACCAACATCGCCGCCAATGCCGTCACGGCCGACAAGGTCAGCGCGGGCTCGATCACGGCCGCGAAGCTGTCAGTCACCGACCTCTCGAGCATCACGGCGAACGTCGGCACCCTGACGGCGGGCACGATCCGCAACAGCGCGGACACCTTCCGAGTCGACGTCACGAACGGGCGCACGATCACGACGACCGGCTCGTTTATGAAAGTGACCGGGGCTCCTTTCGGCAGCTCGAGCCAGTTCATCGAATGGTACGGGCCCTATTTCGCAAGCCTCGCGAGCTGCACAGAAGCGAACGCGACCTACTACCTCAAGACCGACGGCTCCGCCTATTTCGGCGGAACGCTCTCGGCGGGAACGCTCACGAACCGCGGCGAGACGAGCGATCTCTCGGCATCCGCGCAGATCACCGTCGGACCCTTCGGCACGAACGGCGACTCGAAGGTCGTCACGGTTTCCTATGCCTATAACGGCAACTGGACGCAGTTCCAGGGCTCCTCGACCGGAAGCGCGAGCGGCTCAATCTCCGCGACGGTCAAGCTCTACCGAAAGATCGGCAGCGGCTCGGAGACCGAAGTCGCGACGCTCAACGTTACCGGGACCTGGTCCTACGAGACCGACAGCGAACCGTATCCGGGCGGCACCTATGCCCGCTTCTGGACGCAGGCGATGAGCGGCTCCGCGACCTATACCGACGCCGACGCAAGCCTCGCCGATCGCACCTATCGCGCCGCGATCACCGCGCGCTCTACAGCTTTCGGTACTGGCACCAATAGCCAGAGAGTGTCCATTGTGAGCATTGAGGAATAGCGGAATGATCGACGCATCGAAACTTAAAATACCGCCGGGCTCTCTCCTGGTGGATATTTCACTCGTTATTGCGCTTGTGTACTGGGGCGGTCAGATGACCGAGCGCCTCGAAAACATGACAAAGCGCCTCGATAGCGTCGAGCAGATAAAAATCCAACCGGAGGCCGATCGGCGCATCGCGGTCATCGAGTCGCAGCTAGCCAACCAGACGGAGCGTCTCAAGTCGATCGAGGACAAGCTCGATCGAGCTCTCGTTCGTCGCTGATGCTTTTCCTATCGGCCGGACATTACCCGCGCGCGCCTGGCGCGGCCTGGCAGGGCTTTGTCGAGCATACCGAGGCGCAGGCCTGGGTGACGGAGCTCGCGCGGCTAATACCGGGGGCAAAGGTCGTCCCGACCGGCGAGCTCGGCGCGAAGGTCCGTTGGATCAATGCTCAAGCGAGCCTCTCGGATCTTGCGCTTGAGATTCACTTCAACGCCGGACCTGGCAACCGCGGGCAGGGCAGCGAGTCGCTTTATTCGCCAGGCAGCACGACCGGGCTACTGGCCGCGCGGCCGATTCAGGCAATTCTCGCGCAGTTTTTCGCCCCTGATCGAGGGGTGAAGCCTGGCTTCTACCAGGCCGACAAGTCGAAGGGGCCGCTCTACTTCCTCAAGGCGACGCGCTGCACGTCGCTGATCCTCGAGCCGGAGTTCATCTATCACGCCGCGGACATCCGAGCGAAGCGCTCGAGCTGTTGCGCGGCGCTCGCCAACCTACTACGGAGAACCGCACATGACGGAAGAGTCGCCGATCTCGTTGCGTAATTGGCTGCGAGGCGCTCTGCGCTCGCGGACGGTATGGATCAACGTCCTGCTCGCTGTCCTGGGTGGCCTCGAGCTCTCCGGCGCTCATCTGACAACGCTATTCGGCTCGGAAGTCGCCGCAGGGATTCTGCTTCTCGGCTCGATTGTGAATCTCGCGCTGCGAGCAATCACGACGAGCCCGCTCCCGCATCGGTGATCCGGTGTCAAGCGGCATCCCGAAAGAGTTTCAACTCCTTGCACACACTATCAAGGTCCGCGTCATCCCGCGCTCGAAGTGGCGCCACGGAAAAAACGTCGTCGGAATGTGGATGCCCGACAAGCTTCGCATCGACCTTATTGCAGATCCGATCGAGACACAGCTCCAGGCAACCTTCTGTCACGAGCTCTGTCACGCACTCCTAGACATGATGAACCACAACCTCTCGCGTGATGAGGTATTCGTCGACAACCTCGGCGCGCTTCTACAGCAAGCGCTGACGACGTTTAAAACAGAATGACAACTGCAAAGAAAAACCTAGACTCGGCGGCTGTTCACGCAGCTTGGATTAAACACGGTCGCAACTTGCGACAGACGGCTCTCGCGCTCGGTGTCAACGCCGGGACGATCCGTCTGCACGTCGACCGCATCGAGGGAGCGGAGCAACGTCCGCACACCGTCGACGAGCAGCTTCGCGCAGCTCGAGCTCACATAAAGGAGCTCGAGGGCAAGATGCTGAATGACGCGGTCGTTCGCGACGAGATCTTTAAGCTCTCGCGCGCCTCGGTCGACCCTCCGTCCTGGATGACCAAACCCTCGAGGGCGGTCTCCGACTTCGCAGGCGTTCCGACGCTGTTCGCGAGCGACTGGCACTTCGGCGAGGTCGTCCGACCGGCCGAGATCGGAGGCGTGAACGAGTACAACGTCGAGATCGCCAAGGATCGAGCGCGCACCTTTATCACGGTCGCGATCGAGCTCCTGCGGAAGCACATCCAGGGCGGCAAGTATCCGGGGTGTGTCTTCATCCTGGGCGGCGATATGCTCTCCGGCGACATTCACGAGGAGCTATCCGAAACGAACGAAATGCCGACGATGCCCGCGCTGATCGAGCTCGTCGGTGTTTTGTCCTGGTGCGTTCGCACCCTGGCGGACGAGTTCGGAGCGGTGTTCGTTCCCTGCGTCACTGGCAACCACGGCCGGACGAGCCGCAAGCCTCGAGCGAAGCGGCGGAACCACACGAACTTCGACTGGCTTTTGTATCAGATGCTCGCGAAGGTCTTCGAGGCCGATCGCCGCGTGACGTTCTTGATCCCGGAAGGGCCGGACGCCTACTACAAGATCTTCGGGACGCGGTATCTCCTCACGCACGGCGACCAGTTCCGCGGCGGCGACGGCATGATCGGTGCGCTCGGTCCGATCTCGCGCGGCGACAAAAAGAAGCGCGCGCGCAACGTCCAGACCGACAAGAGCTTCGACGTGATGCTCCTCGGCCATTGGCATCAATACATTCACATGAATCGCTTCATCGTGAACGGCTCGCTCAAGGGATACGACGAGTATGCCGACGCAAACAACTTCGACTATGAACCCGCTCAACAAGCGCTCTGGATTACGCACCCACAGCACGGAATCACGTTCCGGATGCCGGTCTACGTTCAGCGCGGCACGACCGCGTCAAAGACCGAATGGATCAGCATATCGAGGGCCGCATGAAGGACGCGATTAATCCGAGCCACTACCAGGGCGACATCGAGTGTATCGACGCGCTGCGCGCCGCTCTGACGCCGGAGGAGTTCCGAGGCTACGTCAAGGGCTCGGCAATGGCCTACCTCTGGCGCCTCGGCAAGAAGGACGCGCCGGAGCAGGAGGCCGGGAAGGCGCTCTGGTACATCACCTGGCTCACCGGCCGAGACCCGCGCGAATGATCCCTCCCTGGCTCCTGCGATACCTCCCGCACTTGGTCGCCGTCCTGGCGATCCTGGCGCTCCTGGTCGGCTCCTACAGATGGGCCTATGGGAACGGTGTCGAGGCCGAGCGGGTCCGGTGGGAGGCGACAACGGCGGAGGCGGGCGAACGATTCGCCGAGGCGCTCGCCGAACAGCAGCTCGTCCTGACAGGCCTCGAGCGCGACCTGACAGCAGCTCGGCGCCAGGCCAACCGCAAACGAGAGGATCTAGCCAATGCCACGACAACCGACCCGGCGAGCCGCGATTGGGCTCTCGCTCCTATTCCTGACGGGGTGCGCCAGTCGCTCGGTGATCGTCGAGACCTGTCCTCCGATCCCTGACTTCCTGACCGCGGAATGTATCGTCCCGGAGCGATCGCTTAAAACGAACGGAGACCTCGCCAGAGCGTACATAGACGCGACCGAGTGCCTCGGGGAGGCGAACCTCAAGCTCCGCTCTGTGCGCTCCCTGGCGAGCTGTAGGCTAGGCAGCGAGCCTATTCGCAAATAGCGCCGGTCCGCCTTTCACAAGTGGTACTATTTCATAAATCGGGAGCGGGCCCCCGCTACCATTCAGTGAAACACCCGCCGCAGACAGCAGCGGCGAGGTGTTTAGTTGCAATTCAGCAACAAGAATGGACCCCTCCGGGCGACAAATGACGTCCCCCAAAAGCGCGTGAACGGCCGCTCGAGCTCGAGCCGCCGGTCCCTGTAAAGCCTCCCGCATATTGGCGACCGCCTTCCGATAGGCGTCCTCCGCGGCTCCCTGGTCGATGTTCGACCTGGTGCCCGCCTTCCGCCAGGAGCTCGCCAGGAGCGACCGACGACGCTCAATGAGCGCGGCGACCGAGGGCGCAATGTCTTCCCGGTCGAGCGCCCCCTGGGCGACCTGGGCCTCGAGCCGGGCAATCCTGCGATCGAGCTCCTCGAGCTCCGCCGGGCGCGTCGACTCGGTGCGCTCATCCCGTCGCCATTGCCGGATCATCTGGACGGCCAACTCGACCGCCTCATTCGAGAGGAGCTGTGACGAGATCGGCTCGAGCAGCTTCTCCTCCGCTACGTCCCGCCTCGCGCCGACCGAGTTCGAGCAGGCCGCGTCGCCTCCCTGGTGCCGCGTTCCGCAATAGTACCGACTGCCGTTCGCGCCGGTCGCAACAAGCTTCCCGCCGCATTCCCCGCAGACCAGAATCCCGGAGAGGACGTACTTCGGGCCGCGGCCCCTCGTCCCGCCGTGAAACTTTCTCGGCTGTGCCAGGGCGCGCACCTTCTCCCAGGCCTCGAGCTCGACGATCGCCGGGCCATCCGTGACGATCCATTCCGACTCCGGACGCTCAACGCGCTGACGCTTTCCGCTGTCCGGATCTCGCCTCCAAATCGAGCGATTCCACACGACCCGGCCGATATAGCGATCGTTCGCAAGCATCGAGTGAACGCCGGACACAAGCCACAACCCGTCCGACCGGCGAGTCTTTCGCTCCCAGGTCGAGCCGGGCGACGGCACTCCGCGTCGATTCAAGTCGACGACGATCGCCTTCATCGACTCGCCTCGAGCTGCGCGCTCAAACACCTCGCGCACAATCGCGGCCTCCGCCTCGATGATCTCTCCCGCCTTCGAGTATCCGTAACACTTCCCGCCGGTCGCCTTTCCCAGGCGAGCCCTCATATCGAGCGCAGAATGCGTCCGCGATGCAATCTGCGCGCGGAACTCCTCGCTCATAATTCCAGAGAGCCCCGCCTGCATCCGAGCCGTCCGGCTGTCCGAGTCGAACCCGTCCAGGACGCCGACGACGCGGATACCTCGGTGACGCAACCTGGTCAGCAACGGCGCAAGATCCTGCGACCTTGAGAGCCGGGTCGTGTCGACGACCAGGAGGAGGTCACCCGACTCGAGCTCGGCGAGAGCCCTCTGGACACCGGGCCTGTTCCCTATCGCAGCGCCGGAGATCCCCTCGTCGGTGTATTCCGCGGCGACCTTTAACTCGTGATTTTTCGCGTAGTCGCGGCACCGCCGAAGCTGATCGACGATCGTTGATTCCGTCTGGTGCTCGGTCGAATATCGGGCGTAAATAATGGCGCGCATGGCGTCACCTTATGCTGCGGGGCGGTGCTCTATCAACTTCTCGGCGTCCTGGGGAGGCGGCGGCGCGTCCCGGAGCGCCTGGTAGGCGGCTCGGGCGAGCAGCTCAACAAGCTCTCGGAGGGCCGGGTTCATGCGGCCCTCTCCGCGATCTCGACATACGCATCGAGCTTGTCTTCGGCGATGCCAAGCTGAAGGGAAAGCAGCTTGCGCTGCAACTCGAGGACGCTTTGCTGTAACTTGTCGCGCTCCACGACGAGCAGCTTGACTCGGCCCGCAAGCGCCTGCGAAAGCTCGCTCGCGTCAGGGATAGCATTGACATGGCCGACGAGCTCGAGGTCGGTCATCGGGTGGTAAAATGCGACGCTCACAAATTACTATCCTCCACGGCATCCTCGACGCGCCCGATGAGCTCGTCGAGCTCCTCGTCGCTGATCTGCTCGGCATCGTGCAACGCGCACCAGGCGGGGTCCATGCGGCGCAGGGCGTCGCGGATCTCGGTCAGCAGCTTGCGCTGCGCCTCCCGCTCGGCTGCTGCGACAAATTCTGCAAACCGATAACGCGCATAACTATCACCCGCTCTGATTGACTCATTCACGGATTTATTCCACAGCGTATCCAGTTCCTCGCGTGTCATTTGTCCTCCTTCAGCGCAGCGTCGAACACGGCTATCGCAGCCCGGATCGGGCGTAGCGGCTCGCAATCCTCACAATCCGACTCGCCGCAATCCGTGTCGGCATTGCAGACAAGAGCGTGCAACTCCGAGCGCATGTGCAGAATGGCGGCGCGGGGCAGGGTGATTGTGGCGGTCACGGCTTCACCTCCCGCTGCTTCAGCGCATTAATCTCTGCTTCAAGCCGATCTATCCGGGCCGAGTACGCCGCGCACCGCTCGAGGGCGCTCTTGATTTCGGCCTTGTATTCGGACTCGCTGTGCGGACGGGCTAACCAGGCCTTGTCCCAGTCGTCGAGCTCGATGGTCATGCTTGGTATCTCCTCACAAGCGCCTCGATCGCCGCGGCATTGCGCGCTGTCACCCAATCGCGATTCAACTGAAGCGCCCGCGTCTTTTTGCCGAGCTCGATCGCGATGCGCGACTTTGTGAAGCCTTCCTCGAGGAGCCATTGAATCCGCTCCCAGGTCGGGCCCGCCGGGACTAGGGCAGCGTCGCCGCGGCAGGCAGGCGTCACGGCAAGAATGCGACGCTCTGTACGCGCGCGAATCTTGAGCTTCTTGCCTGCGCGCACCTCGGCGATTACGGTCTGGGCCACATCCGACGCCTCTGCCACCATGCGCCGTCCGATGCCCTTCTTGGACAGCGCGAGGATATGCTTACGCGCCGCGATAGCATCTACTAATCCGTTCCAGTCGCCCGCGGCTCGGGCTGCAGTACGCGCGCGCTCGTAGTCGCTGTTCGCGCGGCGGCACTTGAAGCACTTGCACCCGCCGAGGTACCGCAGCCGCGTCCCATGCGGGCGGTCGGCGGCGAGGTCTTCAGCCGATCGAAGACCGCGTTCAAATGGTCCAGGCTTGCGCGACGGGGCCTGGCTCCGTTGGGAGGGACGCGCGCATCGTCTGTTGTCAAAAAGCTCCGCTCGCTGCTCCATTTACAAGGCGAGCTCCATACCAGGCAGGACCGGCTGCGCGACGCGATACCGCGCAAACTTCTTCCCGTTCCGTGTCTCGGTGACTGTCTGGATGTCGAGGCCTTCGGCGCGAAGATCTGCGACTCGAGCGGCGAGACGGAAGCATCCAAACCTCTCGAGCGCGTCGATCGGCGTCAGCTCGAGGCCGGACAGCAAAGCGGAGCGGATCTGATCAGTCTGGGAGCGGCTCACGAGAGCACCCCCCGACCACGATCAAGCTCGCGGCGGCGCGCATTGACCTCGGCGAGCGTCTGCTCGATGACCGCGTCGAACTTGCCGAGCGCATAAGCGGCGCGAACGACGTCCGAGACGAGCTGCCGAGAGCTCGCAACGTCGGCCACCTTCACCAGGTTCTCGAGAGCTTCGGTGCTCATGTTGCAACCTCCTGCGGCTCGACGACGATCGCCTCGAGCTCGGCCTTGCGCGAATCCTTCGCGAAGTTCAGCGACTGTTCGAGCTCGCGGTCTTTCGACTTGCGCGCCAGGACGACGGCATCGCGGAACCGAGTCTTTAGCGCTTCGAGATCCGGCGCCTCCCGCACCAGGGCGACGGGATCGGCGAGCTGCGGCTCCGCAGCGACGACCGTCGCGCTCGAGCTCGCAATCGTCATGTCCTGGATCTCTTCGGAGGTGTAGACGCCAACCGCGACCCCTGGGAACACGGCGCGGACGCCTTCGGAGATCACTCGCGCGCGGAGCATCTGCCGCGGGTACTGACGCCAGGTCGGGTTCTTCGTGAGCCCGGCGCGTTCGGCCATCTGGAACGTCCATCGGATCTCGACGACGCCTCCGGCCGGGTGCGACACCTTCGCGGCGACCGCCTGGTCGGTGTACTCGGTCCATTCGATCTTCCCGCCGTTCGCCTGGAAGCGTGCGAGCAGGGCGTCGCTCTTCAGCGAGGGCCGTCCCTGGATGATGTGGTAGTCGCGCGCGGCGATCGCCGGGTGCAGACCTTCCGCCTGGGCAATCAGCATCAAGCTCATCGCCTGGTCGGGCGTCCGCATTCCAAAGAGGCCGGACTTGGCGATCGCGGTCGCCATCTTCTCGATGTCCGTCACGCTGACGGCTTGGATCGCTGTACTCATGCTGCTTTCTCCCTTAATTGACGCTCGAGGTCGTCGACCTCGGCGAGAAACTGACGGACCTCGAAGTCGAGATTCGCGATGAACACGTCGTCGCGCCCGACGCGCTGAACGAAGAGCTGAAGCTCTTTCGGCATACGAGGATCAAACGAGACGAAGTCGCACCAGGCGCGGCCGGTGATCCAGAGCTGCCCTTGCACCTGGGCGATGTGATCGTCGGGCATCCCGTTCAACCAGGTCTCGACGTGGGTGACGCTCGAGGGGCACTTGATCTCGATCAGGCCGTCGTCACCGACGAGACCGTCGGGCGAGGCGCCGGTCATCAACGACGGATGACGCACGAACCCGGTCTCAAGCACCTCGACGCTGCTCTTGAATTCGTACTCGATGCGCGCGCCGGGCTCCTGGTCGATCCCCCATTGCATCCCGGCGGTAGTGAAATGCGGGGACGGCTGACCGCTCAAACGCTCGGTCACGAGCTCGATCGCGTAGTCGATCCGAGCCTGGGCGGGCTTGCCGCTCTTGAGCTTGGAGACGACCGCGCGAAACTTCGACGCGGTCGCGCAGCCGAGCCGCGCGGCGAACCATTCGGCTGATCGCTGCTCCATCATGCGGCCTCCTTCGGCGCTCGATGGATGCGCTGTCTGCCGCTGTGAATGGTGGAGATCAGGAGGCCTGACGCGCTCAAAGCGCGGACAAGCTCGCCGAGCGAGACATCCGGGTCGAGCTCTATGCGGACCGGCGCCGGTTGAAAGTCACGCGCGACCCCTCGAGCGATGCACTCGACGGAGCTCATAGCGGCACGTTCCATCCGGCACGACGGACGACGGTGCGGGGATTGGGGTCTGGCAGACGCTCGCGGCTACGGCGATTGCGGCGGCGGAGCGCGATCAGATCGAGGACGTACTCGAATACCGCGGCAAGAATGGCAAGTACGCCGAAAGCGGTGAAAACCGCCGAAACAAGCAGAATTCCGTCTATTGCGGTGTCCATGAAACCTCCCGAATGACTCGCCGCGGGATGCGGCTTCGGAAGGAGTATTACCGACAGGTACTAATTAAGTCAACAGCCGGAGGTACTAAAATACCGAAAGGTTATTGCAGCGGGCGCCTGCCCGGACTAGATCTGTTCGGAATTCTTGTAGACGACGCGACCAATAATCTCGACGCCGTCGCCGCAGCGCTTGTCGCCGTAGCGGCGCTTGTCTGGGTTATCGGATGCCAGGAACCATTCCCCGGCGTCGCGTCGGAGACGCTTGATCACCAACTCGCCTTCGTAATTCACGGCGCACACTTCGCCGTCGGCTAACTGGGTATCGGCGCGATTCACGACGATCGTGTCGCCGTCATAAAGACCGGGCTCCATCGAAGCGCCCTGGACCTTCAGCGCGACGAGCTGATCAGGTCGGAATCCGCGCTTCTCGAACCATTCACGCCGGAAGAACAAGGGCGGCGCGTCGTCCGCGTGGCATTCGACTGCCCAACCAATCACCCCGGCCGACAGCTTCATCCGGACGCGCCGTACAGCGACAAAGCCATCGGGAGCATCCGCCTCGCTAGGCCCGCTATCGAGTGGGCGATCTAACCAACCGGCTGAAAGGCCTACCGCAGCCTCGATCTGACGCGCAAGGCGCTCGCCGAACCCTTTGCGGCCGAGGAGGGTGCTCGAGAGCTGACTTTGGGACTTTTGGATGAGCTGTGCAAAACGAGACACATTGCCGCCGTACTCATCCTCGATGAGCCGCCGCAGTCGCTCGCGCCTGATGTCTTGGGTGTCCACGACTGACATTGTGGCAGATTTGCACAGCAATATGCACCTAATGGTGAATTACCGTGTGGTATTGCACAAATGCTCCATTTTGGTACTATCCGGGCGATATGACACTTAAAGAGTTCCTTCAAACCATGTCCCTGCGTCAGCGCGACCGTTTCGCAGAGCGCTGCGGCACGACGGGCGGTCATCTGCGGAACGTCAGCTACGGCTACAAACAGGCAGCGTCCTCGCTCGCGATCAACATCGAGCGAGAGAGCAACGGCATCGTCACGGTCGAGGAGCTCCGGCCGGACGTCGACTGGAGCGTGATCCGCGACTCCAGGGGGAGACGACGTACCAACCCGGCAGGGGAGGCGGCGTGAACTTCTACAAGCATTACATCGGCGACTTCCAACGCGACACGGGGCACCTGTCGCTCACCGAGCGCGGGGCGTACCGATCGCTCCTCGATCACCACTACGCGACCGAGAGGCCTCTGCCGACCGACATGACGCAGCTCTGCCGGATCGTCGGGGCGGTCTCGAAGGCCGACCGCGATGCGGTCAAGCGCGTCCTCGGGGAGTTCTGGCAGCTTGAGGGGGAGGGGTGGACGAACGCGAGGGCGCTCCTCGAGATTGCGAAGGCAGACGAGCAGCGTGACACGAACCGTCGCATCGCCGAGGAACGAGAGGCCAGGCGAAAGGCGGCACGAGCCGGGGACGACAGCAGCACGAACCGTAGCACGAGTCGTGCGACGAATCGTCCAACGAACGCCTCACCTATCCAGACTCCAGACTCCAGACTCCAG